GCGATATTAGAGAAGATCCTACTCTAATATCATACGGATTCCATGGATCAGACGAGAAAGACCCACACAGCTGATGAGAATGACTGAAAGGAAAAAACAAGAGGATACAGGTGCTTCGCTTTGTTCGTGAGACGGCAAAGATTTGAACCTTTTTAGAAACAATTTAAATATGCTGAACAACTATCACAATAACTTTAACAGTCCTAGCCTGGCTATGATGGACGATGACAAAGCTTGTGTTGATGATGGTTGTAAGCTAACAAAGTGGTGATGAGTTGGTGATACCCTCACTTTGGTATTTAATTGTAGACAAGATGGAACATTAGCATCCGAGGTCACTACGTTCCGGAAAGAAACTCAAATACAACAGGAACTGATGGGAGAATATCTGACGAAAAATGGAAAACGGGACAGGATTGACAAAATGAAAGGATTTTGACAGCTCGGAACAGACGGCAAAATGGAACAAAAGTATGAAACAAGAAACACGTGTTCCTCAGTCTCACATTGAATATCCAGATATCGAGATGCACCTCATATCTGAGAATAAACAACAACAACCAAGTGCACCGATGCCACACGAGCCAAGGGCAGCAGGTCAGGCACTTAAGGATTTGAATTTGGCTTATTTGAATAACGACCAAAAAACAACATTGTCGGCATGGGTACGAGGCCTAACAGTAGAAGGTGTCAAACCAAATCCCGGACCATCAATAATTGAGCCAAATCATGGACCAAGCGATGAGTTGACTCAAGCCGAGATTCAGATTCTCCAACGACAGCTGGCAAAACAAGACCAAAAACCAGCTCTGATTATGAAAGACCAGGAGAATCTACTGGACGATCTGACCGAATTAAAGACTACGGTACAACCACAGATTGACAATTCGGGATTCTTGGCTCATGTTGATCATGCAGCTGAATTCTCGGGAACTAAGGGTGAATATTTCGCCGTGATGAAATACATTCTCACGAATTCTCACTCCAATAGGTTCGCCTGTTTAGCGAATCTTACTGATATACCCGACGAGCCAGTAGAGGCCTTTGTGCCTATGAGCTTTTCCAGACCAAAAAAAGAGAAAAAAGAAAAAGATAACCACATGGAAGAGAAGAAGAAAAAAGAAAAACGAGAATCGATGGCAATGCCAGCCAGTCAGAAGCCGAAACTTAAAACCGACGAAGAAAAGGAAATTGAAAGGAAAAACGTCATCAGGAGAATTGTGGAACAATTCAGGGACAAGAAGATGTACAAGCTTGTACTATGGTTAGACAAACCAATGAGCAGAAAATTTAAGACAGAAGTACTCGATGAGCTTTGGGGAAGTGGTTGGCAGGAACGAAATAAGATGAACCAGTATGAATGGTTGTCTTACTGCTGGGCAAATAATGTCACTAAGGTCGATACTCAAACCGTGCTTCTATCTTATGACATCAAATGGCAACAACTACCTGCTGATATGAAAATGGCTATTCTCGGCGATTCGCGAGCTGATCTTGAAGCTCAAAAAACTCACAATAAAGTGATGCATGCGTACAACGGTAACCCTTTGTGTCAGGGATTTCAAGAAGTTGAAGCTTCAAAAACCTTCCTCAACATCGCGGAAGAGAGTAATTCAGTTCTGAAACCATATACTGGACTGGAAGCTGAGAAATACATCACCAACATTGTAGGAGACGCGAATCCGAATCAATCAAGGATCTTCGATCAGGACAGGCTTAGAGGTAACCAATACAATGCCAATGGGGCTGTGGTTCATAATGCTGTATCAACTATTCCGTTTACAAACCTCATTCCTAGGACGATTCGATCTGATGATGACGTCCTTGAGAAGTCGGCCAACAGATTACAGGTTACAGAGACAAACGTTACGGATTACTACGTTAATCCGATTGAGCCAACTGAATTATCCAAAACAATAAGTGACCAGATCAAAAACAATCAATCATCTAACTGGCGACGAGATAACACGTCATTGGCTGGTTTCAATAGTTTCGACATTGCGACAGTCAACACTGCACTAATTGCAAGAGGTCTAAGCACCGAATCAATGACTCTCAAGTTAGAGCTATTGCACGGAATAATGGCTATGCAGGTTGAAGCACCAATGATCAATTCCAGCACTTATTCGATCGTAGATAATCATACAATCCCGACCGTAACTGACAGGGCCGTCATAGGCATCAATGACTCGCCTGTGTTTGGCGAGGACTGTGGTGGTGATCTTCCTGAATATCCTTTCGGCGGCGGAACCGGTACAATTGCCTTTCACCTAACATTGCAAACTGTTCCTGAAGAGAGGAGAGATAAGGCAATCTTCTGCCCTCCTGGTTTGTTGCAAGCAGCCCGAGATGGAGCAGAGGCATTGGCCCTATTTGTTTTGTCGATGTCTGAATGGCCTTTCGGTATTTATACTGTCACCAAGAGAACAACCGATGAGAAGGGACTGAATCCTGCGGATCAGGTTTACGTGCCGATGGAGACCATAACCCGTGTAGGTGGAGATAGAGTATTGGACGTTGTACTTCCTCGAAGGTATGCGGTTGCAAATCCAACGACTCAAGGAAATGCTAATGCTCTAGCAGTTATACAGCCTCAAGCTGGGCCTTTAGCTAACGGTGCGGACGGATTAGCCGCTGGTGAATTATTGGATGTCAATTTCATCGGCGCCGACGGCATTACTGAATATCCATTGACATATTACTTGTATACCTGGGCACTTCGATTTGATATAACGACGATTAGGCAATACATTGGTAGAATGGCAGCGTTAATTGGAGTGAAACACCAACTATGGGCTAGTCATGAAATCAGAGTAGCTTTGTGTCAAGTTGCACCCAAAATGGTGGTCGGAGTTACAGGTTCGGGAGACCTGCCAAGAGGATCAGCCGCTGCAAGCGAGGTATGTTACTCAAGCTTATTGGAGGTCTCACGCTCTGAAGAAGATTTTCCGCTGCTTGGTCAGGTTCAAGCCGATTTCAGAGTCTTTGAAACCAATACAAGCACATGGAATAAAGTAGTTTTGGGATTGGCAACAGCACCAAACGTGACAAGTGAACAAAACATGCATGTACCATTCGTTGTTGGCGATCCGAGATCTAACGCGTGGGACCGACTCGAAGCAGTACCAATTGCTGCTGCTTGGCAGATGTACTACCATTCAAGGGGCGTAACTACTGCCGCTTGGAATGATGCGTACACTAACGTAAATAACGTTTGGTTGCAAAAGATGGCCCGTGATAGCTTCTCAACGACCCAAAGCACTGGGACGATACTGCCTGCCAGATATGGTAAGATAGTCAAAAACCTGATGAGAAACATGTTTGAAAGAGAACCTGCCAAAGTAGTAACAAGCGTGGGAGGCGATGAATATGAGATAACCCATTTTGAGCGCTGGTTACCGGGTAATAGATATGCTTCCGTGTTTGAACAAGATGAAACTGAAGTTAATCTGTTTCCTCCAACTTTATTACCGGATATTTGGGTTCAATATCCAGCGACTCACACCCCAATCATGTGTGCTTCGTTCCCACCCGTTTTCGGCCAAGACTCAACACAAGGGTTCGGCAAAGAATCACAACTTATACCCTTTCGAAACGCAAACAACAATCTTGTAGCACCATACGTTGAAGCTTTCGTTGCCAATCAAGCTTATTTCCCGATAGGATCGGGCCCAAACATCAACGACAAGGTTCTGTGGAATAGTAGATTGTGGATGACAAGTGGTTTCGTTCAGTACTTGGATTACGCTGGCAACGCAATCAACGAAGTGGTTCCTGCAGCAGGGCTACCTTTGGGTAGGTCAATCCCATTACTGCCAGGGGAAGTTCAGCCGGTTGGTAACACCAACATGAGCACAAGCTGCGTTCCTCGTTATTCTGTGGACGGTCGCCGAATTTTTACTTATGTCAACACAGCTCAATCCGTTCCTTTGATACAAGCGTGTAATAGAGCCAATAGATTGGCCAGATCGGCATGGCTATTATTGCATGTCTACATCGAACCAGAGTTGCAGCTATTGAGCGATGAAGTGGTGGACATATTCGACCAACTGACAAGCAAGACTTTTTTAGATGTAGCAAAATCGGCTGCGGACAGTGCGGAGGGCAACATTCCGGCAACGAAGGTATTGACAGACCTCCAGGCAGTGGATTCAGCAACGCTGCCGAGTACTTTGGATCCATCCACAAGTATGCTCCAACCAGCTCCTTTACTCGGCGAACCTACGACAAATTAACTCGATACATTCATGATGGGGTAAGTCGAAGTAGTCAGAGAGAAATTTCATCATTGTCGGATGATTTAGTTAGATTTAGTACTCTCACAGATTTTACTGTCATCGATTTTATTACTAAGAAATTAGATTTAGAACGTCCGATTAGTACTCAAGGAGATTTATTGGCGTTAGAACCTAGATGCAAGGGTGACCTCGCTGTAGCAAGACTTAAGATTAAGGACATAATAGGTAGGATTGATAAGGATATTAGAACGTGGTGTGAAGCAAATTTATGCCATTTGGATGCAATCTTGGTAACGAACTTGATAATCTGGGGACAAATCTGGGGGTTGGAAATTCTGAAAGCTTTACATTCAACAGGAATATTAAACGATTTTGATACTTTCGCAACAAAAGGAAGCAAGATTAGTGCATTTGTCAAGCGTTTTCCCTTCGACAAGGATGATGCTAAAGCTAGATGGGCAGAGATCAATACGCTGACGGGCTATTTGCAGAATGATTTTGGAAACTTCGATTACGATAAGGAATTTGAAGCTTTAGCTACCGGAGATAGTAACCACCCCGCTTGGTGGGAAGAAGTATTCACTAAGAAAATAAAAGAGTTGATGACACATCAAGAACACAAAAAGTATATCAGTTTTGAAAAATATGTTAAGGAAGGATATTGGATAACATCTGGCAGCAGCAGTATCGGCAAAGTCAATTGGTCATATGACGGAGACTTGGGCAAATTCAAGGCTAGAAAGAACATGTTATTAGATCTATATACGCCGGACGAAATCTACAAAATGGCTGTAGAATGGGACGGGAAACTAGAGAATAGAGTGTTCATCAAAGATGAATTGGCAAAGAGAAGATTGGCAGTGGCAAGCAATATTGAAGCATATTTGAATCAAGGGTATATATTTTATCTATTTGGACATGGCTTTAAAAATTGGAAATACATAACATTAGACGAAACACCAGGTGAAACGCATCTTAGGAACTGTGAAACAATTAAAGCATTGAAAGACGGGTGTTTTGCCCTACCTTTTGATTTCAAAGGGTTTGACAGACAACCAACAATTTGGGAAGTGAAGCAGATTACGAAACGCGTCATAGACCAAATCAAATATTTGGTACCTCCACAAGATCGACATTTATTCACTAAAATAGCTGCGAAAAATATTTCGTGTTACGACAATAATTACCTGTACTCACCGTTAACAAAGGAAACAAAGAAACAGACTAACGGCATACCTTCTGGAATACGTCCAACAAGTTTCATCGGCAATGTTTGGAATATGATAACAACGGATATAGCAAGAGATCAGACGAGTTTGATATTGGGCAAAGATAACATTAGGTTAATAGCATTGAAAGGCGACGACACAAAAATATTAGCTAAGGATTTCATGACATGTCTGGTGTTTAGGTATAGCTATCAGGCAATCAACGCCGTTGGAGAAAACAGCAAGTTTGGAATTATGCAAAATTGTTGCGAATTCTTAAGGACAGAAATATCTACTCAAGGCGTCAGAGGCTGGACAAATCGGGCTATCCCTAGCGTGACACAAAGGAAACCGTGGAACCCACAACCATGGACTGCAAATCAACAAGTTGAGACAACCGCTAATAATATCTATTTATTAGAAAGGAGAAGCAAGAAACAATTGGATTGGTTACATCAAGCAAACAAAATTAAGTGGAGTAAATACACGGGACAGAGCTATCACTGGCTGCACCTGCCTAAACGACTGGGTGGTTTCGGAATATACGAATGGAAAGGGTGGAAAACTACTAGCAAGCTACCACTTGCTGACATCCCAACGTTCGATGTTCCTGGACTGTTTAGTGAAAACATCAACTTGACGTGGAAGCAAATGACAGATGAGGAAAAGACGGCTTATCAACAAGTCGAATTTTCAATGAAAATAGCAGCCGACGACATTCCTGGACCGCAAAAACACATTTCTAGCAATTATATCAAAAATTTAAGGAAGTTGAAACCGGTATGGGAGAAGACGGTTGTACCCACATACAGGTTTTACAAAACAGAAGGACCAACGTGCGAAAATAACATTTGGCCTAGACGTATGATTCAATCTCATGAGGCTGGTCCAAACGGAATGCCAATATTCAGCGAATTTATAAGACAACATCAAATCGCGAAGAAAGCTAAGATTGAGATACCTAGTCTAAAAGAATGTTTGGCCAAATGGTATCCTGAAGCTTACAAAACTATGACGGAATATGAAAGGAAAGGATGGCATAGGACTGATGCAATTAACATTGCAACAGGTAAAGTCCCTCTTGAACCAACAGGGATATTGAATCCAATACTAACACCCTGGATAAGTAAGATAGTCGTCAAAAGTGGTTTTTCTTTTTGGCGAGGAAGAGAAAACATAGCTCTGCACTTAACATCAGTATGCAAGCAGGCCGTTCAGTACATCCAGAACGAGGGAGGCAACTACATGTATGCTTTCTAAAGAGTCTTCGAGACTCCTATATTTTCTACACAATAACAACATAATCCAGCTGGATAACGCAGAAGATATAGTCG